TGGCTTCTCGGCTGCTCCAGTCAAGAACGAAGGCTCTGCGATTGCTTATGACAATGCGCAGGAAGCTTGGACTGCTCGATACAACCACGAAACCATTGCCCAAGGTTTCTCGATCACTGAAGAAGCGATTGAAGATAACCTGTACGACAGCCTGTCTGGCCGTTATACCAAGGCTTTGGCTCGTTCAATGGCCTACACTAAGCAGGTTAAAGCGGCTGCAATTCTGAACAACGGCTTCACTGGCGGTCAATACGCTGGCGGTGACGGCGTGGCTCTGTTTGCAAACAACCACCCACTCGTTTCTGGCGGCACTAACTCGAATATCCCTTCGACCCCCGCTGACCTGAACGAAACTTCGCTGGAAAACGCTGTGATTCAAATCGCTGCGTGGACTGACGAACGTGGTCTGCTGATCGCTGCCCGTCCTCGTAAACTGATTGTTCCGCCGAGCCTGCAATTCGTTGCAACTCGTCTGCTCGAAACCAGTTTGCGTGCCGGTACCAACGATAACGACATCAACGCGATCAAGAACAACGGTTCGATCCCAGAGGGTTATACAATTAACCACTGGCTGACCGACACCAATGCTTGGTTCCTGACCACCGACGTTCCAAACGGCATGAAGCATTTTATTCGTGCATCGCTGGATACAAAAATGGATGGTGATTTCGATACGGGCAACGTGAGATACAAAGCACGTGAGCGTTACTCTTTTGGCTTCTCAGACCCTCTGGGTATGTACGGCAGCCAAGGCGCGTAAGGAAATGGGGGGCTTTCGCCCCCCATTTTTGTATGGTATAAAGCAGTAAATCCGGGAATACCGGTGCGAACGAATGGCTCCCGGCCAACTTTTATGCAGATCGTCGCACTAAACTCGCATAAAGAGGACAATTCAAATGGCACTTTCTACTACCCAAAGCATCTGGCGTTCGGGCGGCGGCGATCAAACTCGCACCGCGTATTGTGGTTCCGGCGTTATGGCTGCTAAGTTCTACATTGACCCTTCCGCTGTCGATACTACTACCGTTAAAGTTTCTTCTGCTACTGGTGCTCCAGCCGTAGTCCTTCCTGCTGGCGCAGTTATTGTCGAAATTCAAGCTAACGCTGCCGGTACTGGCGGTACCACTCCTACATTTGATATGGGCTGGATTGGCTACACTGACCCCACCGCTCTTGATGCAAATGGTCTGTTGAGCGCCGCTGATGCTGACGCAGGTAAGCAAGTATTTAACTGGGCTTCCGCTACAGCGGGCGACGACATGGGTGTTGCTATGTCCCTGACTCAGATGGTTACGCTTACAGGCGGTGCAACTACTGGCGACGGCCCAACGGGCGGCTCAATCACCGGCACAATCCTGTATTACGTCACCGATCCGCTGGTTGGTCAGCAAAACGTCTAAGTAAAGGAGCATCATCATGATGCAGACAGACGTTCAATCAGCAGCATGTGCTGCGGGGGCTAGCACTACGGCATTTGCAGACCGTACTCGCGTACGCGCTATTGCGATTAGCCACGGTGCTACCCCCGGCTCTGTCACGATTAAGGACGGTGGTACAAGCGGTTCTGTGGTGTTTTCTTACACTACACCTGCTGTGGCGGAGGGCGTGTATATGCTTTTTCCGGGCGAAGGTATTCTTTGCGCCACCGACGTTTACGTGACTACACCTGCTGGTGCAACTGCAACGGTGTTCTATGGCTAGTACCTTATCGTCTATAACCCGTTTTGGTTTGTATGAACCGTTCGACCTTCAGGTTGCGCGGGGGCAGATCACGGGCCACAAGTCACTGTTTAAGTTTGGCAATAACCCAGACATCAATGGCTCACTTGAGACGATCTGGTCACACGGCGGGTTGTATGTTTACCCAACGTCAGCCATTCAGATGAAGGTATCTTCGTCTAGCGCAGATGATACTGCGCTGGGTACAGGCGCTCGGACGGTGTCTGTGCAGGGTCTGGATCAAGACTACAACGAAGTAGCGGAAACCGTTACTTTAACTGGGCAGACAGCAGTACTCACAACCACCACTTTTATTCGGGTGTTTCGTGCCTTTGTCATTACGGCGGGATCAGGTGGAACTGCTGCGGGTACGATCTATGTTGGCACGGGTACAGTAACTGCGGGCGTTCCAGCAACCGTCTATGCCGATATTCCTGTAGGGGAAAATCAAACGCTAATGGCGATATGGACGGTACCGGCTGGGTACACGTTTTATATGTACAGAGGCACTTTTAGCGCAGCATCGAACAATGCTGCTCAGTATATTTTGGGTAAGTTTATGATCCGCCCTTTTGGTGGCGTATTTCGTAATGCTGCCGATGTCACGTCAAACAGTAATCTAATACCGTATGACTTTGAAATCCCATTAGCAGTACCGGAAAAGGCGGATATTGAAGCACGGGCAATCGCGTTGTCGGGAACAAATTTCTATTCGACCGCCTCGTTTGAGGGCGTATATATCAAGAATAGCGGGACATAATCATGGCTAAATCACCAGCATGGCAGCGCAAAGAAGGTAAGTCCGAAAAGGGCGGTTTGAACGCCAAAGGACGGGCTTCGTATAACGCAGCGAATCCGGGGAAACCCGGTCTGAAAGCCCCCCAGCCGGAAGGCGGCGCAAGGAAAAAGTCATTTTGCGCCCGGATGTCTGGGATGAAAAAGAAACTGACTTCTTCGAAGACTGCCAATGACCCGAACAGCCGTATTAACAAATCTTTGAGAGCATGGAAGTGTTGAACATGGCAACTCCAGAAATTGAAACAGCGCGTGAGCTTGCAACCCACGCCAACGATATTAAGCATCTGCAAGATGACATGGATGCCATGCGTGAAGACGTTGCGGCTATTCGTAAATCGCTGGAAGAAATCAGCAGAAAGCTGGCTTCTGCCGAAGGCGGTTGGAAAATACTCATTGGGGTGGGTAGTTTTGCTGGCGGTATCGTTGGCACAGTCCTTGGATTTTTTGGTAGTAAAGCAAGCTGATGCCTACCGTATCTAAAAAGCAGGAAAAGTTTATGCAGGCAGTTGCCCACAACCCTGCGTTTGCTAAAAAGGCCGGTGTGCCGCAATCAGTGGGTAAGGAATTTACTAAATCAGGAGGCGGTATGGCAACGAAAATGAATGCAGGTTTCATGGCAATGATGAAGAAAAAAGCTCCAGCCAAGAAGATGGCCGGTGGTGGTGTAGCCGCATCAAAGATGGGCGCTGTTAAAACTGCTGCTCCTAGCAAAGACGGTGTTGCTATTAAAGGCAAAACCAAGGGCAAGCAAATCGTCATGGCCGGTGGCAAGGGCATGAAAAAAGGCGGCTACTGCTAATAGGAGGCCATCATGGCTGATAAAAGTACCGGAGCAAAACGTATTGGCCGAGACACAATGCGGTCAATGGGTCTTGACCCAGATAAAGACTATGTAGAAGCAGCCAAAAGCAAAGCTTCTGAACTTGCTGCTGACGCAGGTGTGGGTATGCGCAACGCTGGCCGACTGTACGGTAAGAGCATCGGTATGGATGTTAGCCCGTACGAGAAAGAGCGCGGTATGAAGTCAGGCGGCAAAGTTAAGTCTGCCTCCGCCCGTGCCGATGGCTGCGCTATTCGCGGTAAAACAAGAGCATGATGGCCTCACGCGGTATGGGTGCAATTAGCCCTTCCAAGATGCCCGGCGGGAAGAAGAAAGCCCGTCGGGATGACACCGACTTTACGCAGTACAAAGAAGGTGGGAAGGTTAATGCTGCTGGTAACTACACCAAGCCCGAACTTCGCAAGAAGATCGTGTCGCAGGTAAAGTCCGCAGCAACTCATGGCACGGGTGCAGGTCAGTGGTCAGCCCGCAAAGCGCAGCTTGTGGCTAAGAAGTACAAGGCTGCTGGTGGTGGGTACAGAGATTAAATGAGTGTGCTGCAAATCCGTCCTGACTTGATGTTTGTGGGTCAGGTACACGGCAAAGGCGTAGCGGTACCGCCAGAAGTTAAAGCTGCTATTGGTAAGTACGGAGCTTGGTACGAGGGTAACGGTGATGATCGACTGCCGGGAATTAAGTACCAAGGGTCGTGGGACGACGCTCTTGCAAAAGACGTAAAGGGTTACCCGAAAGAGTTTTTGTTTGTTATTTTTACAAACACGGCGGTCAACGAGCAGAAAGAAATATTGGTAGGTGCAGGTACTATTTTTGACAGATTGCTTAAAACGCAAGGGCAGTACGGTTATTTTAAGAAGCGCAGGTTTGGTGCTGATACGCTGACCGAGTTTTTAAAAGCGATGGGCGGTACGTATTTAAAAAACAGTCAAGCCGAAGCAACCAAAGAAAATGTGGCGGCTTTTATAAGTAGCGGTGAAAAGGACATGTGGGAGTCTGGTAGTACACCAGCAAAGAAGATGGCAGACAAGGCAAACAACCGCCGGGATATGTGGCTTTTATCGCAACCCAAAGGTGTTTATTTTGTTGGGTCAGATCACCTACAAGACTTAAAATTGCTGCACTCGGGTAAAAGTTCTGGTGTCGAAAAAAGTGATGTAAACCGGAAAAATACTAAGCTAATATGAAAGCGCCACAGCAAAGCCTTAAAAACTGGGGAGACCAGAAATGGCGAACCAAAAGCGGAAAGCCGTCGTCAAAGACCGGGGAGCGTTACCTCCCGGAAAAGGCAATCAAGGCACTAAGCCCAGCCGAGTATGCCGCTACAACGAAGGCAAAGCGGGCGGGTAAGAAAGCAGGAAAGCAGTTCGTAGCGCAGCCTAAAGGCATTGCAAAGAAAACAGCAGGGTTTAGATAATGACCACATCCGGTACAGCCAGCTTTAATCTTGACCTCAACGAAATGGTTGAGGAGGCGTTCGAACGCGCCGGGAGTCAGTTGCGTACCGGCTACGATCTGCGTACAGCCCGGAGGTCTTTGAACCTCCTTTTTGCCGATTGGGCAAACCGTGGCGTGAACATGTGGACGTTCGAGCAGAACACGATTACTTTGACACAGGGGCAACCAACGTATGCACTTCCTGACGATACTGTTGATCTGCTTGACCATGTTATTCGTACTAACGCCAACCAGACAAACAACCAAGCTGACCTGACGATCACCCGCATCTCAGTTTCAACTTATGCCACCATCCCTAACAAGCTAATTCAAGGCCGTCCAATTCAGGTTTGGGTGCAGCGTCTGTCGGGTAGTGAGTCCTTACTTGTTGGTACGTTACAAGCGGGCATTTCAGCGGCAGCAACCACTATTCCTGTAACTTCGCTGGCGGGCATCCCCACCGCCGGGTTTATTCGTATCGGCACAGAACTGATCGGGTTTAACCAGACCCAACCTGCGGAAAACGGCAACCCAGCGTACCTGCTTAACTGCACACGCGGGCAGGACAACACAACGGCAGCAGCGCACTTGGTAAGTGCAGCCATGTATGCCGTACAAAAGCAGAGCATTACCGTCTGGCCAACCCCAGACAGCGCCTATACTTACCAGTTCGTTTACTGGCGTATGCGCCGTATTCAAGATGCAGGTGCAGGCGGCACCAAAACCATGGATGTGCCGTTTCGTTTTGTCCCTTGCTTGGCCGCAGGGCTGGCGTACTACATTGCGTTGAAAGTACCGGAAGGACTGTCGCGGTTAGACATCCTTAAAGCTCAGTATGACGAGGCGTGGAACAACGCAGCAAATGAAGATCAGGATCGGGCGGCGGTACGGTTTGTCCCAAGACAGTACTTTATTGGTGGTGGCTGATTGTGGGTAACAGGTTTGCTTCCGGTAAATTCGCAATTGCGGAGTGCGACCGGTGCGGGCAGCGGTATAAGCTCAAGGAACTGAAGAAGCAGGTCTTAAAGACCAAGACGTACAATCTGCTGGTGTGCCCCACTTGTTGGGACCCAGATCAGCCACAGCTTCAGTTGGGCATGTATCCAGTGGACGACCCGCAAGGTTTGCGCGATCCCCGGCCTGATTTGAGCTACTACCAAGCGGGCTACAC